TTCGTAGTTGTAGAACCACCTTCGCCTGTCACCACGATAGACCCTGCGGAGGTTTTGCCTGTTAGTGTGTTTAGTAAAAGTGTACTCATGTTTTATCCTATGATGGCTTTGTTGGAAATGTTACATTAGTTAGTAAACTTGAGGGAAACACACTCCACTTCTCAATCTCTACCCCATCTGCAAACTTTGGTGATGAATTAGCAGGTAAATCTCTTAATGCCTGTCTATAAGTTTTCATTTCTTCACTCATTGGAACATCACTTAAACCATAGTGGTCTGTTTTTTTAAGCAACCTATTACGTTCAATTCTTAAAACATCTAATGGTGTATAACTCATGCTAATAAAAACCCCCATGCGTTTGTGTATGGTGATGAGCCAGATACATTAGAAGCATCTCCATCATTGTGATAAACTCCAAAACTTATAAAATCATCTGAATCTAAATAAACCACACCACTTCCATGCACATAATGCCAAGCAGAAGTATCTCCAGATTCTACTCCAGCAAATGTAAACATATCAGTTCCCGTTCCAGCAGTAGCATATCCATTATGTCTTATTATTAACTGGATATAACTTGCATCTGTATCAGCTAAAACAGCAGAAGCACCAATATGATAATATCCTGCTTGTTCAGGGTTAAATCTATAATTTGTTGTATCCCAAGCACTCCCAATGTTCCATCCAGTTTGACCACCATTATTTGCTGTAGTTGTATTTAACGCTAAAGTAGTCCATGTCTGGTGCGTAACAGATTGATTACCACTTAAATAAACTTTAAAACTTGTCCTATTTGGATTAAAAACTTTAGCATTATGTGTAACATTTCCATTGCTATCTATAGTTAAACCTGTAGTACCGCCACTATGTTGTATTGTTTCTACTTTTAATGTACTCATAATACCACTAGCCTCCCACCTGATTCAATCGTTAGTGTTACTCCAGAAGTAATAGACAGAGTTCCTGTAGCTGTAGCGTTTTCAGATGCAGCTATAGTTATGTCAGACTCTAAGCTCTGTGCATTAGTTCTGAACAAACCCCCTGCCTTAAAGTTACCTTTGTTCTCAGCCGCAGGAGCTACACTTGCCTCCACTAAGCCTAAGTAATTCACAAAGATGTTATTACCTGAGTTGCTAGATGGAGCAGCAGAGAATACTAACCCTGTGCCACCACTAATTGAGTAAGCTGTAGTGTCCTGAACAACACCGTCTACAGATACGAGTATCTCACTTGTACTGCTAACACTGCGTCCTAAAGTAAATCCAGTTGTACTACCATCTCCGCTAAATCTTTCAACGGAAGGTACAGAGGCAAAGCGTTCTGATACTGGCTCACCAATGTAAGGCATATTAGGTTATCTCCATGATTGATAAAGCTGTGTCTAATGAGTTAGCTGTATTAGATTGTGTTATTATAGCATGTCCTGCTTCCATAATCAACTTATTTCCTGCAAAAAATTCAAAAGCTGAACCTGCAGGTATTGGTATGTCTTTAGCAAGATATATAGTATCTGCCGCAGCTAACTTTATATCAGCAGTTATTTGTGACGAGGTTGTGTTGGCTAATGTTAAACCAATCACAACTGTTGTCGTACTAGATGGAGCAGTGTACACTGCCATATTAGTGTTGGCAGTGGTACTGTTTCCATTAAATGTTTTATTTTTAAAGGTGTTAGCCATTTGTTATAGCTCCTTTATGCTACGTCATCTATGAGAGCAGCCACAATAAGATTTGCTGTTGCATCACCTGCATCACCTATATCAGATGATATGGCATGTATATTTGCTACAGTTGTATTAGGCAATCTTCCAAACCAAGTCTGAGAAGGTCCAATAAATACACCGTCTGCAACATCATTGGCAGCAGTGCCACCATCAAATACAATGTAAACACCATCTGCTGAACTTGTGTTCTGCACAAATAGGAATTTTACTTTATCACTCGTAGAAATAGCGGTAGGTGCTGTATCGTCATCTACTGCAGTATAATCTAAGAAAGATCCTGCAATTAAGTCAGTGCTTGTTGCAGTACAAGCTGTGAGTTTATAGTACCATTTATCATTCGCATCATCTGGTGTAACCGTCATAGTGCCTGAAAGTGTTTTAGCAATCTCGTCAGGTAGGATGGTTGCTTGAATTGATACTGTTGCGTCATCTGCCATTTTAGTTCTCCTTTCCTAACTAGCCAAGGGCAATCGCAAGAGCCGTAGGGTCGTCTGTTGTAAACCCTGCACTCGTCAAGTAAGTTTTAAGCGTACTTAAAGCTACCTGCTTCATTGTTCCATCATCATTAGTTACTAACCTATCTTCGTCAGCTAATGTGATAGAAGAGGCGGTTGTTCCACCGTCCATAATATTTAATTCTGCTGCTGTAGCATCTACGTTTGTGCCACCTATATCTAGGGTGGTCATTGAAACTTCACCTGCTACTGTGACAACTCCACTTGCTAGTGTAATTAAGTCTGTATCACCTGTATGACCTATAGTTGTACTGTCTATTACAATATTGTCAACAGTTAATGATCCAAGAGTACCTACAGATGTAATATTTGTTTGTGCTGCAGTTTGTAGTGTACCAGATAATTGTGTCGCTGTCAACCTTCCTGTGCTAGGATTGTAAGTTAAATCACCATCTGACTCTAATCCTATGTTTCCACCGTCTACATCTCCACCTGCTGTAAATACAATAGCATTGTCTTCATCTGTGCTTTCGTTGTCTGTAATAGTAACAGTTGTTGCTACTGTGGCAGTTGATGCTGTTCCTGTAAGATTACCAGTTACGTTACCTTCTAGGTTAGCAACAAGCGTACCTGTTGTCATGTTGAGGTTGCCAGTGCTACTTGCATTATCTGAAGTTGTACCTAGTGCAAACTTATCTTCTGACTCATCCCACATAAAGAGAGCATCGTCACCTGTTGAACCTCTTTGTACAATTATACCAACATCATTAGAGTTAGAACTTGCTCCACTATTTAGTTCTAGCAAGTTATCTGATACAGTTGTGTTTGTTGTATTTACAGTTGTAGTAGTTCCACTTACAGTAAGATTACCTGTAACAGTTAGGTTATCATTTACTGTAGTCTCTGATGTACTGTGACCAATAGAGATTGCAGTACCTGATATACCTGTACCAATGGATACTGATTCGCTACTGTTTGCTGTGTCTATTACAAGATAGTTGTCAGAGCCTTGTTTAATTGTAAATGCTGTGGCTGAGTTATCGGATACAGCTACGTTAATGTCTGTGCCGTCTGCACTGATAGAGTCAAGGGCAATGTCACCTACGTTAGTAATAGCGTTATCATTAAAGGATGTAGCACCTAATGATACTGTACCTGTAGCTGTAAGATTGTCAGAACCAATGTCTATAGCACCAAAGCCTGAAGCAATAGAACCACTACTCAATGCTCCTGTAGTTACAAGATTAGGCATTGCAGTTATCTCGTCATCAAAGTAAGCTGCTAGGTCTGTGACTGCTACCTGAACCATTGTACCATTGTCGTTAAGTACAACTCTGTCAGCGTCAGCTACTGTTGTTGATGTAGCACTTGTGCCACCATCCATTATATTAAGTTCTGCTGCTGTAGCATCTAGTGCCGCAAGTTTAGTAAAGTCTGCCTGTACTAATCCAGATACACCATCAAGTAAGTTAAGTTCTGCGGCTGTAGAAGTAACGGCAGTGCTACCTAATGTAAGCTGACCATCAGGAACTACAAGCCCTGCAGCACCACCTAGTATAAGGTCATCTGCTGACGTATCCCACAACATATATGCTGAAGCTGTATCACCAAAGAATTTAACATCGTAGCCTGTGTCATCTTCACCAACAGTTACAGTAGCGTCAATTTGTACTGCACCGTCAATGTCAACAGCGTCTAAGTTAGTTGTACCGTCAATGTCAGCATTGCCTGAAATGTCAAGAGTTGTAGCATCTAATTCACCTGCAACAGTTACTACACCACTAGTCAAGGTCATCAAGTCTGTGTCACTTGTGTGTCCTATAGTCGTGCCGTTAATTATTACATTGTCTACTGTGAGTGTGGAAAGTGTGCCTACAGATGTTAGGTTAGGCATAGCTGTAATTTCATCGTCAAAGTATGCAGCTAAGTCTGTTACAGCAACTTGCACCATAGTGCCGTTGTCATTCATTACTACTCTGTCAGCATCTGCGACTGTAGTAGATGTAGCAGTAGTATCACCATCTAGGATGTTTACTTCTGTAGTTGAAACTGTTAGTCCATCTAATACTTCTAGTTCAGCTTCAGATATACCTGCTGAACCTATAGTGAGTGTACCTGATATGTCTACATTACCATTGATGTCAATAGTAGTGGCAGCTATCTGTATCTCTGTGTCAGCTACTAAGTCAAGCTGTCCGTCTGTACTAGAGTTAATGTATATAGCTGTGTCACGGAATTGTATCTTTTCTGTAGAGGCTACAAGTATGTCATCTGAAAACTCAAAGTAGTCTTCGTCTTCCATCCACTTGAGAACACCGTCATTGCTTTCACCATCAAAAGTAACAGTAATATCTGTACCTGATGTTGCGTCACCGATAGTAATAGATGTACCAAGAAGCTTAGTAACTGGTCCACCTTCTGCGGTAGTGCCATCATGTGTGTGTCCTGTACTCGCTGCAAACGCTGCTAATAACTGGTTAAACTCGTCATTAGTATGTGCGGCTGTAATCGTGTCTCCATCAGAGTATGAGGATTGTCTTGTATATGTTGCTCCCATTTACCTTCTTGCTCCTAATTGATATTCCAACTGAAAACCCTTGAGTGAGTATGGTGCAGTTGAACCACCATCATTTACTCTTAATGCTACAGCAAATCCTGATCCTTCTACAGCTTGCCTTACTAGCGGTTGTGATGCACCTCCGTAAGTTCCTAATGAGGAAGAAGATGTACCGTAGGTTGTTGTTCCGTATATCGCAGCAATGTCACCAGAGTCTAAAGCGTAAGCCGCAGGTCTTGCTGAGTCTGCTGATTCGTAGTCGTAACGTAAGAATAAATCAGCATCTATTGTTGATTCAGGTGCAAAGTTAACAACCACTCTTTGCATATGTTTACGAATACCTGCATCGTTAAATGTTAGATCAGGGCTACGATACTTAGCCATAATAGCTGTACCGTCAAAGTCATTTCCAGATTCTTGCCTGTATATGTAACCGTTTGCGTAGTCTCCGTGCAGGATTATAACATCTCCTGCCTTTACAAAACTGTCAGTACATGAAGGTTTTATGCCTCGCATTTCAGAAAACTCAAAAGCTTGACCCTTCATAACGCACATAACACCTTTAGTAGAATTTTGTCCTGTGCCATCCTTAGTGAAGAAAATACGATATTGAGTTTTATCTGGTATTACTACACTTTCAAACTCAGATGCACTAGATAGATTATCGTCAAATATAGACTGAACATTTGCACTTATTGTACCTAGTTCAACGTCACCAATTCTAGCAGTACCTGCAAC